TGTTTTAACTACTTGAACAAGGCTTTCCAAAGAAGTGGTATATCCACTGATATAACCCTTCTCATACTGCTCATCTGCTTTTTTAACATTGTTGCGATACCCATGTACTTCGATTCCTGCTTTGATCATGCGGCGAGACATACCCTCACCCATTCTTCCGAGTCCAATTAGTCCTACTTTCATGATACCCTCCAAGGTACTGCTGATTCTTTTCGTCTTTCAAGTTCTTTGATGATGGTATCGAGCTCATTATAAAATGCATCTCCCACCATATATGATCCTCTTCTCAAGGATAATTCTCTAATCATAATGTCGTAGTCTGCCTGGGAAAAATCTGGCATAAACTTACTCATCGTTTACCTTCCTGTAAGAAATATTCGGGCATTGGACAACCCTTGAAGTTATGTATCTCATCTACAGCAAGCACAAACATAGTGCAAAATCCAACACAGAATGCAAATAGCATCTGTGGGAAATTGTAGTTGCCCATGTATGCTGTAGGATCTGGTTCATCATCATGAGGATGAATCATCTTTGAGATCTCTAAGGACCTTTTCAATTTGTCTTCTTGTTCTGTCCCTTGCTTCGGGGTCTTCGGTTTCTTTTCGGGAGTATCCATGTTTCTGATGAAAAATAAAGTGTCCCTGACAAAACATAGTTACCCCAAAAACCAACGCGAGGACTATGCCTATCCATTCTAAAGTGTGATCTTGAGCCATGGTAATAGCGGGGGAATCACTCCAATGAGTCGAAGGAGACCCTCAGCAAAAAGTGCAAGAACAACCCAACCAACACACATTGAAATAATCGAAGCATTACGATTGTGTTTTCGTATGGCATCGTCAATCATCTCCTGCACATCATCTCTAGTTAGTCTTTCGGGCACTTCTATATCGTTGCCCCAGTTTTTAAACATTGATCTTCTCCATGGCAAGTTGCAGTTCTCTGGAGTGCTCCAACTCATCATTCAAAATCTCAAGGATTTTGTCGTCATGCCCATTGAGAGCAAGAAACTTAGCGTAAGTCTCTGCTGCATGAATCTCTACTTCATAGGAGAGATGGTAAGCAAGGCGAGGAGCCACCCAATAATAAACCACATTACTCCAATAGTAGATAAGAACGAGATGTTTGGCAACAAAGCGATCGATAAAATAAAGATTACCGCCCCTAGATTCCATATATTCCAGATGTTCTGTTTCATTGACGCTCTGCTCGAAGTGCTGTTTCATCAAATATAGATGCTCAGGACCGCGAAGTCCCATGCTTTCACGAAAATGTAACACGCTTAGAAAAGCAAAATAGGGTGCCCGAGCGATTTCCTCAAGCACCCAAAAACGTTGATAGTCCCGACCTCTATATAAGAAATCGAGTATGGCAACTGTGATATTCAAAACGACTTCATTGAGTTTCTTCATCTTCGTCGTGATCGTAAGTTAGTCTGCAGTCCCAAGCATAATCCTCTTCCCACTCTGGTTCGTAGAGTGGGCAAGGTTCTTCAAAAAGATAATCCATCCTCAACTGATGAATTCTTTCTCTGAGTGATTTGTAAAATTCTCTTTTGTATTCTGGATTCATTCGACGTGAATAGTGCCTACCATGCCAGCACCCTTATGGGGACCGCACCAATAAGTGTAGTCACCTGCATCAGGAAATGCAACATCAAACTCTTCACCAGGCAACATTGCTAGGGCTTCGTGACTTAACTCTGGATGATCCTCAACGACAACGTTATGAGGAGGGAGCATATTATTAACAAAATGCACCGACTCGCCAGCAGCGATAGTAACCTCTGCAGGATCAAACACAAGATTGCCATTGGAACCCATTTGTACGTCTACTGCCCAAGCAGGCAGCGCAAGAAACAATGAAGCAAATAAAACAATAAAAAACTTCATTAAGTTATAGCATCTACCACTATTTACCTAATGAAGTTTTTTTCTTAAGTTTTATTTAATGTGTTATGTTAGGGATTAAAGACGATCTTCCCACTTTTCTGCTTGATCTCCACCAAATTTATCAAGATCTGCTAATCTCTTTTCCCAAGTATCTCCCGAGTCGGATCCTTTACATGGATTAATGCACTGGTGGTTTCCATACTTATTGCAAACCAATCCAGCAAGATCGTGTGGATCGCCTAATACCCCAGTGCCACTCCAATAATGCTGTCCATTTAACCACATTGCCCCACATTTCGGACACTCTGCCCTACTCATAGTCAAGTCAGAAAACTCTCTATTGTTTTCCATAGGTCTGGTAATGCTCCTTGAAAGTAGTTGGTTCGATTCCTAGATCTTTTTCCAACTTTCTTCTGATGAAGTATGCTCGGAAAACAATCCAGTGCCAACGGATATCAATCTCAACGAATCTAACCAGACGCACTGTATCCTCCATTCCAATATATGCTATGAATAGAATGAGGATGGTAGCAGTCAGATAGAATGAGACCATACGAGTATCGTGTTGATACAACAAGTATAAGACTATTTACCTGATTTGTCAGCTACAGTATGTTACAGTTTGTATATATGTTAAGGAATCCTGTATAAATTAATGATTCCTCAACAATTCCAAGCTCTTAGTGATTTGTTGATCCTGCTGTCAGGATCACTGGCAGTCTTCTTAGAAGTTAATTTTGCTTTCATACCCTTCATTCGAGCACAAAACGATGCCCTACGGGGATTTCCAACCTTCTTGCTTGGAGCTTTAAGGTCGCTTCCAGGATTCTCTCTTTCGTAAGACTTTCGTCCTTTTTCGTTAAGTCCACCTTCTTTGTTTTTGCCAGCCTTTCTTGTCCAGGCTGCTGCTTCATTTTGCGTTTCTTCTTTTTTAACGCAGCGGTTATACTTTTTGCCGAAAAGTTTTTGGGTTCCTTTCTTTTCGTAACCTTTCCAGCACTTCATGCCTTCATTGGTCACTTCTTCATTCTTTGGGCGGCAATCATTTACCAACTTGCCACCCTTCATTTTCATACCAACTTTCTTATGGGACTTCCAGCAGCTCTGTGCTTTCTCTTGGAAGTCTTGGAAAGAGAGGTTGCCTTCAAATTCTTCTTTTTTGGATTTATTTCCCCAATTCTTTGCACCTTTCTTACGGCATTTGACTAGTGCTCCGCTTGCATACGCACTAGGCCAAACAGAATAACGAGATTTTACTTTGTGATAGCAAGCATCTTTCTTGCCTTCTTCAATTTCAACTTCTTCTTTGCGTGTCTTCATTGCTTTTACACGCTTAGCATATTGCATGTAAGACTCACCAGGCTTCAACTTGGGTTTGCCTGAGCTAGAAGAAGAACTACTAGATCTAGATGCTCCACGGTCTTCGCGAGCACGCTGGTTTGCACCAGGACCACCCAACTTACGGTCCTTGTCAGGATCGGGATGCCAATAGTCACCACGCTCAGCGATCACTTCTTCTGACTTCATTTTCTTCAGGTGTTTTTTAATACGTTCGGATTGACCCTTGTGCATTTTGGATGCACCAGCTAATTCCTTAGACATTTTTTCGAGGTCGAGATCTTCTGTTTTCACGTTGATTGCCTTGCCTTTACGATTAGGATTTGGATCTTCTTTCTGCTTGCGGCGGAAAGCTGCTTCCTCCTCGTCTTTATTTAGGTTTCTCTTCATCTTACTAGACCCACACTTGGGTTTAGTTGTTTGTCCTGGTTGTTTAGCACAGGGTTTTCCTGCATACTTGCCACCAAGTTGCACCCAACCAGGCTTGCCATCAGAAGATTTGCTCTTCTTAAACCAGTCACGGAGAGAGTTGTCACCGCTCTTGTTTGCCTCAGCAAACCCTTGACCCGACTTCCATGTTTTCTGTTTCACTTGTTTCTTCTGTGCGAGTTTATTTGCGGTAGCATACATGACTTCTTTGTCACGCTTGCCATAAAGATCCTTAAAGCGATGAGAATTTTTCTTCATCCCCTTAACGATTCTCTCTGCTTCCTGGTTAACTAATGGCATATCAACCCATCACCTGAATTTCTTCTACAATGCAAGTCTGTGTAGCAACAGTAATTTTTACTGCTCTTTGGACGACTGCTTGAGGACCGCTGTAAGCGTAAGTGTAATCAGCAGAAGCACCAGATGAGTCCACATCAGTTGTAATTGTGCTTCCAGTGGACGCTGTGATTTTTTTACCAACGGTGCCAGCAGATAAAAAGTCACTGCCAATTGCAGGGGAAGTTGAGTCATCGACTACGGCGATAAAATCGCCAGTTGAGAATGGATGGGTATTACCAATTTCACCCAGGTTATGACCCAGAGTATAAACTGCAGTTGCAGAATCCGTTGCTTTTAGAATTCTAGCAGCACCAGGCTTTACACCAGAGTTGATCAAAAGAGCTTCATCCTGAAGGATTTTAATTGCAGGACCATCATTGAATGAAATGGTAGCATCACCAGCGGTGGCAATAACACGATAGTATCCAGTTTGCACTGTTTGATATTCAGTGCCTGCTGCTACGCTATTTGTGCTTAAGACTTTAATTACTGACATGTCGTGTTAATTAATTCGTGTCAGTATTATTTATCTCCTTTTGCTTCTTTAACATCTTTTGTAATTCCGCTGTAGAGCCCACAAACATAGTGTTATTAACCGTAGATGGTCCAGACTTCTTCTCATCAGCATCCAACTCCTTCATTTTCTTTTGAAGATCGATCAACTTATCAGCAGTATCTGCTACGTTTTTAATAAGTTGACCTGCAACTTCATAAGCACGAGGATGATCTGACGCTCGTGCCACATCAAGTATGCCATCAACTGCCTCCTGTCCTTTCATTAGTAAACTGTGTAACTGAGCACGACTAACATCGTAGTCTTTTTTGACATCCTCAGTTTCGCTCTTTTTTAATGATGGTTTGGCACTTTCAACTTTTTGAATTTCAGCAGGTTCTGCACCAAACGCATCATTTAGACCATCAAATGCTCCCATATCAAATGTCCTCGTCTACTCCGCTAACTGGATTACGTTTCTTGTTATCAGTGAAGTCTTGATCAGTAACTCCGAATCCAAAATCATCATCAGCATCTGCTGTAAGAGGATCTGGTTGAACCGTATACCTGACACTTCTTGGTGCTGTATTGACGTTTGTATCGGTATACATGTCTGTGATTGCCTTCTTGATAATCTTGGCATCGCTGACAGGACCGTATAGATATGTCTTGGCAGTAAATCCTAAAGTATAAACAATCGCTCTACGACTAGCAAAATCTCCCTCATAGGTATCTTCATAGTCAACGCTATTTAAAACAACGGGGACATCTTTAGTCTCATTCATGGCATCCAATAATTTAATTGGAAGATTGTAATGTGGTTGAAAATAAGGTAGCACCTGCTCAAGAATTTCAAGACCATCTTCTTGAGTTTTTGAGATAATTGCTAATTCAAATCCAACATTATATGGGACTGGCATATAGACATTTTTATTTTCGTCTGAGTCCTTTGCAATTTTAATTTTTTGTGTAGGTGATACCTTCCTACTAGAATCATATGTGATACCATTAATTTCAAAGGAAATTCTAGGAAGAGTAATTTGGACTCTCTTGTTTGTAGGATCTGGTACTTGATCCAGACGTGCTAAGAATTTTTGTTTAGGACCATATGCCAAAGGCACCTTCATAACTTCATCATCCTTATGGATTTCGATGTTATTGAAAAGTGTGCCAAAGGCAACAACAGTTTTCCTAAAAATTGAGTGATATGAATATGTGCCTAACATCAGATTGTAGTGTCAGTGGTGGACCCAATGCTACCGAAAGGATTGCCTTCGGTGAAGTCGATAATATCGTCGTCTTCAGTCTCAAACGAATAATTCTGATCGATGCTATCGGCAGTGTTGGTATTATTTAGAGTGTTATAAGACTCAGGACTCCATCTAGCACCAGATGTAAGACCTGTTACGGTCTCTGCGGTGTTGAAAGTTCCTGTGCGGTTGATAATTTGAAGCTCTCTTGTAGATGTATTCCAGGACTTGACTTCTGCTCTGGAGTCTTTGGGTGAGTAGTCAATCGTGACAGTTGGTGCAGAAGTATACCCACTGCCACCAGATGTGATAGATATGCCAGTGACAATCCCAGCAGAAGAAACCGTAGCAGTCGCTGTAGCTCCACTTCCCCCTCCTCCTGTAATAGTAACTGTGGGTGGCAGAGCAGACTTATAGTGCTCTCCGCCATCTGTAACTGTGATTGCATTGACTGCACCAGAATCTACGGTCGCAGTCGCCGTAGCAAGGTAGAGATCGCCAACGATTTCTTCACCCACAGTAAATGCTCCAGTGCCACCCGCATCCATAACAAGTTTGATAGAATTGGCGAATGCAGTTTCGACAGCATCGATTTCCGCAACACCAGTGTCGATTTCTTCGTCGCTATACTCGAAGAGTTCGCATTGACACTCCCAGACATATCCTTTTCCTAGTTGATAGAATGGACGCTCTGCTTCCACAAACTTAATTTCAAACAAATGTTTTCCCCTAGGAAACCAAATTAGATCTCCTTCATTTGGACGACCTTCTACATTTAATACAGCATTATCATCCACCTTCTCCTCAAACTTCTTACGGGAAAAAATAAATGTTGTCTTATCTTCAATCCTTACACCAAACTTAGAGAGTAACTCACCTTGCCCTTCCCATCCTTCTACATCATTGATGTATGCCCTAACCTGAAGTGCTTGATTAAATTCACTAGTCTCAACTTCATTTAAGATAGTGTCTCGATTCACATAAGTTCTTGGTAGATAGTAAATATCTTGACCGTAGAGCTCGATACTTTCTACGATCAGATTCTCCATAAAGGTCTGCTCTTGCGAAGACCCATTAAGATTCAATCTACAATTACTCGTATAATCAGATTGAATACAGTTGTTTGGTGGATCGTTTGAATAAGTCATATCAGCCTACAAGGTCCATAGGGGGAAGTTCGTATGTGTTGCGGATATCCGCTTCTAAATCTTTCTTAAATTGACTTGCATCTTCTAGAATTTGACGACCGTTAAGTGTAACACCACCTAGCATTTGAATGCCATCATACTTACTTAGGTTACGACCCCACTGCTGTTGGAAGAGTGCCTCAACATAATCCTTCAACCATGCATCGTTATACATGCCAGTATACGTTTCGGGATCTTGACGCATGGTCAAGTCAACTAGAATATGATCACCTGCCTGTAAAGTATCCCAATCAAAATCAAGATAGAGTCTACCCTGATGCTCATTAAATTTTACTCTACGATTTTGTTGAGAATTAGTAACCCAATCTAAGGTCTCAAGATATTGAGATGTCATAAAATAATGCAAGATTTGACCATGGGTCATTGCATAGATATCATTCAAAAAGATTTGATATTTAATGTTAAAGATATTACCAGGGACAACACTGGATGCACCAATGTTTGTATATACATGATTGATACCTAAAACACCAGGAGGAAGATCGACATAGTTATTATTTTCATACCAGTTTGTCCCACCCTGCTGAGATGACGATGTTGCAGCAGATTTGATAGCATCCGTCACTTCAATCTTCATCAACGATTGATAACTACCGTTGTAGTGATATTCTTGATAATAATCAATCGCCTCTTCAATCAGGTCATCCAACTGCTCATCGCATACATTGATGTCGATGGCAGGGAAACCTAATCTACGAAGAGCATAATTTTTTAACTCTGTTTTAGAAGCGGGTTTTGTAGCAGACATGTGTTATCAACCGAATGAGGAGATCGTTAGATTGGATACATTACCAGCGGAGACAGTCTCAGTCTTTTTGAAGAAACCATCAACAGTATCAACTGTAGCAGAAGTTGCACCTAATGCTGTAATTACAGCAGTAGTTCCAGAATCAGTGCCAGTCAGAGTCTGACCAACTACCATTGTTTTGATAGTGGCGACTCTAATACTCGCATCTTGATTACCACTAAGGACAGTAACAATTTCATTTTCTAGATAACCACTACCTGGCTGGTTGATGGTAATTGAAGTAACTTCACCAGCAACTGCTGTGATATCAACTGTTAAACCAACACCATTGCCAGTCGATGATGTTGAAATGTTAGTGGCAGTAACATATCCAGTACCACCAATAAGAGTTGCGTTATTAAAAGTGGCAACATCACCAGGAGTAGGATCACCAGACAAATTAAGAACTAAAGTGGTGGTGGTTGCAAGATTGTTGAGCATTGCTCTAAGTTGCTCAAACGCATTATCAAGTTTATCTTGTACTCTTGTTTCAGTGTAATAGAGGTTAGTTTGACCTTCAGCAAGTTCGTTAGTGGTTTTATTAGCAAGACTGAGATTTGCACCAGTTGCTGCTGCAACTTTCAGATCAGCACGAGCATCAGCACGAGCGTTGGTGTAATAAAGGTTTGTGCCTTCCGCCAGATCGGCAGTGTCATGGTTGCTGATATCTGAGACTGTGCCAGTTACGTCACCAGTCAAGTTACCAGTTACATTACCTGTCAGTGTTGCGGTAATTGTGCCAGCAGCAAAGTCACCAGAAGCATCACGAAGGACTAGGTTATTTGCTGCGTTATTGGCACTAGAAGCGACGTTAATAGTAATATTACCAGATACACCATCGCCATTGGTAATACTGACACCAGAGGACGCTGTGGCGCTAATAGAGCGTTGTGCATAGGTATTAGCAGCAGTCCTTGCCACCAGGCCAGTGCCACTCATTGCGGCAAGTGCAGTGATGTCTGCATCGTTGTAAGTAGTGCTAATCGTTACATCAGCAGATCCATTGAAGGAAACGCTACCATCAACAACTCCATCAATTGTGATTGTCCTTGCAGTCTCCAGAGTAGTTGCTGTAGAAGCGTTACCCGTCAGAGCAGCAGTGATAGTTCCTGCAGAGAAGTTACCAGAAGCATCGCGATTAACAACTGTAGATGCAGTATTTGCACTTGCAGTTGTCATACCATCCAAAAGATCAGAATTTAGATTGTTGATCTTAGTCGTGTTGGGAATGACTAGAGCAGGACCAGAGGAAACTTGAGAGATAATCTGACCATCTACAGTCAGAGTGCCATCGATATTGGCATTGGCATCAACATCAAGAGCTGTGCCAGACCCAGTAAGATTGAGACTACCAGCACGAAGAGCACCATCTGTGCCACTATGCACCTCGGAAGAGTTTGTAGAGTTAATTAGGAATGCGAATTGGTTGGCGGATCTGTCGAATCCCAAGAAACCCATTTTCGCAGAGCCGTCGTAATAACGGAACTCAACACCACGGTCTTTACCGTCGTTAGACGATGGTGCTGTGTCACCACCCAAAGTAATAAGAGGGTCATCGATAGTTGTGACCGTAGAATTAACAGTAGTGGTTGTGCCATTGACTACAAGATCTCCTCCAACTGTCAAATCATTATGTAAGGTTGCATCACCAGTGCTTACGTCAACATAGAATGCATTTCTAGAATTTCCATCATCCCAAACGTGGAGATCTCCACCTACCCATGCATTCTTACTTGCTCGGAAACCACCATCGGTTGTAAGAGCAACAGAGTTATCACCAAAGGATGTTGCATCCGAAGTATTAGTGATATCAACTCTACCACTAAATCCAGTGTTACCAGACTGAGTTGTGCTACCAGAGATCTCAAAGTCTCCATAGACACGCATGGAACCGCCAACAGCGAGGTTTCTTTGAATACCAACACCACCAGTGATTCTTACACCACCGTCAGCACCGTAGTTACCTGTCAGAGTTTGATCTGCATTATTGGTTAGAGATACAACTCCAGTTGCACCCAACGTGTTGTTGATTTGTGTTGCACTTCCTACAGTTAGGGTGCCGACAATGTTTGTATTACCGTTGTCTGCATCAACACCAAACTTCTCAACAGCAGATCCATTTCTGATGGAGAAGACTTCGTTAGCAGCATCAACAATTAAAGAATCATTGATAGTTGTCTGACCTTGGACAATCAGTGTGCCGTCAGTTGCAACGTTACCAGATGCGGATGCAACAGTAAACTTATCGGTAGTGCCACTTCTAACTGCAAAGTTAGCGTCAATATCTACAGTTCCGTTAAACTCGGAGTTTGCTGCAACAGTAAGAGAGTCGCTAGTAGAATCACCAATAGTTGTCTGAGCTCCAGTGATATTAAACTCACGGTTAAAAGTAGCATCGCCATGGACAGTAAGGGTGCCTGCAGATGCACTTCCCGCACCAGAGCGACCAATCTCGGTGTTACCAGATTCACCAAGGACACTGAATTCAACAGTATCACCACTGTTTAGTTTGCCGATATAAAGGTCATCACCAATGTGAAGATCCTGGTAAATGCCAGCACCACCATAAACTCTCAGGTTAGATTGTCCGTGAGATGCATAGTTAGGATTAAGGGCATTAGAAGTACCAGTACGTAGTTTATAGCGGACCTGTAAGTAGTTTTGTTTGTTGAATACCTCACTAACACTTTCTTTCTGGACAACCTGACCGTTTACATAAACGTCAGAGTTAAACATGAAGTCGCCTTCAATATATCCACCACCGTCAAATCGGAATGCACCGTAGTCACTATTCTGAATCTCATATTCACCAGTGCCGCTGTTTAGCGCAATCTGAGGTTCTGCAGTGCTCTCAAGATAAGTAAATCCTGCAACATTCAGAGTGCTATTTGCATCCACAGCACCAGTTACAGTAGTATCACCAGTAACACCAAGAGTGCCTGCAATAATAGTGTTACCTGTTGCAGATGCAACGGTAAACTTATCGGTAGTGCCATTTCTTACAGCAAAGTCTGCATCGACATCGACAGTGCCGTTAAACTCAGAGTTATTAGCAACATCTAATGTGCCAGCAATAGATGTATTGCCAGAACTAGCAACAACGTTAAACTTATTAGTATTGACGTTGAAGTTGCCCGTTACATCTAGAATACCAGCAAGAGATCCATTACCAGTTGTGGATTGGAATTCAATCTTGGTGGTGCCACTACCATTATTAAGTTGTAGTGTCTTAGAAGCACCTTGGATGACCATATTGTCATCGAAGCGGGAAGTGCTATGGACACGCAGTGTGCTATCTACATCTAATAGACCACCGATGTTTACTGCACCACCAATACCAGCGCCACCAGCAACTACCAAATCTCCAGTTGTATTGGAGGAAGATGCCGTGCCAGTCGTTAACTTAAGGTTGCCAGCAATAAGACCAGAATCAGTGCCACTAAAAACTTCGGAAGTATTTGTAGCAGCATGAAGGAAACGATAACCACCTTCATGACCACCCAGATCAGTGTAGTTAGTATCCCAACCATAGAAACCTAAACGTGCTTCAGAATCGTAATATCTAAACTCAACACCACGATCAAGGTTGTCATCAGCAGAAGGTGCTGTGTCACCACCCAGAGTAATAATGGGGTCATCGACCTGTAAGGTTGTGCTGTTTACAGTAGTGGTAGTGCCATCAACTTGGAGATCACCCCAGACACGGACCAAACCAGTTACAGCACGGTCATCGCCAGGATCAAGGTGGAGAGTAGCGTCAGTTGTAGCGATGTAGTTTGCTTGGAATCTTGCGTTTTCTACATGAACTTTACCATTTGCATCAGATGCATCAATGTCAACAACATCTTCTGCAGTGATTGTAACTGTGCTTGTGCCAGACCCAGCATTTGTAGAGAGGATGCTAAGGTTTCTAGCAGATGCAGAGTTTTGAGTTAACTGGAAGGTAAGGTTGCCATCCCCAGTCTTATCCAGTGTCTGAGCAACTGCTCCATCAAGAGTAATATCAGGATCAGAAAAATAGGAACGGACATTGAC